AATTCTGATTGCTTCTCCCCCGCTTACCGACAATTGTCGCAGGCCCATTTGACCGTTCTCCCAATCGCTGAAGTACAGCCGTGCCCCGTCAGTGACGATTTTGAACTGGCTTGAAGCGTGTAGGCTTAGCCAGTTTGATAGCACGCTTCTCGCACTTTTTACGTAGCTTCTTAGGGCTGCTCGCTTCAAGGATGACGAGGGTGTTTACTGCGTTGGGGCTACACTCATCACTGAAGATTGCGGAGGTGCGGTTGTCATTAAGCTGGATGACGGCGGTGAGTTTGTGCTGAAGTTTGTATCGTAGATTCATGGTGTACTCCTTAGCGCTGGGCGCTTGTTGAGGTGCGTATAACATCGATATGTTGTTATACATAAAATATAAAACTACATGGGAGTAAACGAAGAAAACGAAGGGTGCCGGGGGAAAATAGGGGTGTTTGATCTGAAGGGCAGCTCCTCCACGTAAATTTTCCAGTTTTTGGAATTTACCTATGATCCATCATTGCGTTAGACGGCTCCTCCACGCAAATTTTCCAGTTTTTGGAATTTTCCAGTTTTCAGAAGCCAGCATGATCCACTTATTCGTTAGGTTTTGAAATCTGAGAAAAGTTGCCGAAATGGACTCCAAAACACGCAATCATGATGCGACTATCATGCCGCTACGCACCAGTTTTAGGGGGGGGTGTATACGTTTCTACACAAAACTCTAAAACTGACCCACACAGGACGAATATGGGCTTTTGTCCTAAATACTTGAAATCATTACACTTTTCCAAAAGGCTCCTAAGTGCTTGATATTATTACGAATAAAAAACGTTTACTTTCCCGCCGAAACGGTATACAATGTAATCATGTCTATGATTACGACCCACACTATCTCTGCCTGCCGCTTCGACTACGAATTCCTGGGCAAGGATACTTCCACTTTAGCCCTGGCCTACGGATTCCGTGAAGAGGACCTCCAAGCTGAGATTGAAATCCAAAGCTGGGAGCGGAAACTAGAACCCACTGTTTTGCCAGATACCAAGGACATCCGGGTATTTGCAGAAGCTCTAGAATCCACGACTCGATCTAAACTCAGCATAATCAGTCTGTTCCGACAAATCGACAATCAGCCAATGATTGCCGAACTCGAGAAAGCATTCTTGAAGAAAGCGCTAGAATTAACAACAGAACTCCGCGCCGTGGATGATAGGGCTGCGACAAAGCTAGTTAATCTGGTCAAGGCGGTTTCCTTGATCCAAGAACGAAATCCTATAGACTTGGCAGACACCCTGAAAGAGTCGTTGAAGACATCTTCTGGTCAAGTTGTAGTTAACATAGCAAACCAGTTAAACTGATGTAGTTTTGTAGCCTAGGTTCATTACCGAAAAGAGGCTTAATTCACCTCCTGGCTACATCTTATAATGAATTCATTGGAGAAATACAATGAAAATATGTACCGATTGTGGAGAGCTAAAACCCTTAGAAGCCTATCGAAAAAAGTATACAAAGAGCGGCGGAAGATACGCATATTGTAAAGTATGTTACCAGAAAAAGTACGGCGAGTCGCACTCACGGGCTAATAAAGTTTGGAGAGACTCAAACCCCGAAGCCAATAAGGAAATATACACTCGAGCTTATAAGAAACAACGTAGTACTGAGCTCGGGAAGCATACACATAGAATGGCGCAAGTAAAGCACACATACGCCTTAACCGAAGATGCGTTACAAGACATGCTCTTAGCCCAACAAGGGTGCTGTAAAGTATGCGGAGTGGATTTTGGGACATGTCAAATAACAAAGGGCCGATTACGAGCTTATCACATAGACCATGATCATTCCTCGGGTCAAGTTAGAGGATTATTGTGTGCACACTGTAATGCGGCTATAGGATACATAGAAGCTTCAGGAGCTTCAGCGAATTCAATCCATAAGTACCTTAAAAGGGGGTGATTTTAAACAAATGGCGGCAATAAACCTACCAATACTACCACTTAGGGGCTATCAGAAACCTATTTGGAACCACATGCTTCAGGATAAATCCGGTCTTCGTGGAGTCACAGTATGGCCACGTAGAAACGGTAAGGACTTAACAGCGGTGAATATCTTGGCAGCTAAAGCACTTCAGCGAAAAGGGTTATATTTATACATTGCCCCATTTGCTTAAATAAGCCAACCAAGTTAGAAGTATAATTTGGGATGGGTCTGATGGAACTGGGGAAAAGTTCATCGACTACATCCCCAAGGAAACTATTGTTCGAAAACTAGATCAGCAGATGAAGCTCTGGTTGTCCAATGGGTCCTTGATACATCTTGTAGGCTCAGATAACCCGGATGCCGTAGTGGGGACTAATCCTCTCGGTATAGTTTTTACTGAGTTTTCGCTGCACAAGCCGGGTATCTGGGGCTACATGCGCCCAGTGCTGGCTGAGAACGGCGGATGGGCCCTGTTTAATGGCACTCCGCGCGGGATGAACCACCTCTATGAAATGGCGAGGATGGCGAAAGGTAACCCAGATTGGTTCTACGAGCACCTTACGGCTGAAGATACTGGGTATCCCGCGAAGGAAGAGATTGAGGCAGAACGCATAGCGGGAATGCCTGAATCATTGATCGAGCAAGAGTTCTATACCTCCTGGTCAGCGTCAACGGAAGAAACTCTTATTCCTCTGGACAAGTTACAAGTTTGCATTGATACTGTGTTGGAGCCTCCCCAGTATTCGTTTGCTCCACGAATCATTGGGGTGGATCCAGCATATGCTGAAAAGGGTGATCGAGCCGCCATAATCCGAAGACAGGGACGTAAAGTTTGGGAGCCTGAAATGTTTCAGGGTATCGATCCTATGGCTCTAGCCACACGCGTCGCCAGTCATCTGACAGACTGGAAAGCTCACTATTGCTTTGTTGATGCGGGTAGAGGGGAAGCGGTATGGTCTCGGCTATTCCAACTTGGTTTTGAGGACCGAGTGATACCAGTACAGTTTGATGGCACAGTATACAGTGACCTCTACCACAGGAAAAAGGATGAGATGTGGGGCCGCATGAAAACTCACCTCTGCAATCCCGAATTACCTGTAGATTTGCCGCAGCATGAAGAACTGATTAAAGACCTCTCTGCGCCGACGTTTGAAATAAACGACCGTGGAAAGATGCAGATAGAGTCCAAGAAGTCGTTAAGCAAACGCGGATACAGGTCCACGGACCCTGGGGACGCCCTGGCTCTGACATATGCCGAGGATTTGGATGAGACTCAGCTGCTGACGCCGGAATTGGAAGCCGCAGGTGTAACAGAAGATATCCTGAAGAAGCTCATGCACCAAGGTAACGGGACCAAGGATTATGACCCGTTAACATATATGGAAAATCAGTACGGGTCTCAAAAAGGAGATTTCTATTGAATATCGTGCCCCTTCTGGCCATGCCGTCTGATGAAGTCCAGTTTTATTTTCAAACTCTGGCGATGCACGGTCTACTGAAGTATAGGTTAAGCGATTACGATGATCCTCAGTGGGAAGATGTGAAAGATGTAATCCGACGAATGGGAAACCACATGTACGTCTTAACCACTGATAAGCGTATACTGGCTGAGTTTACACTGGAGAATTTTACTGGACGCGCGGCACAGATACACTTTAGCATGCACCCAGGCAATACTGCATTTCAAAATCTCAAGTTGTGCCGGTATGGGCTAAAGACTATCTTGAGTACTTGGCGCCAAGAAGATGATGAGCTCGAGCCATACTTAGATTCATTGTACGGTTTGACTCCAATACACAATCGAGTGGCGTGTCTATTTGTATTACGCGCAGGATTTAAGAAGCTCGGTACTCTGAAATCGGCCTGTCAGTATTGTGGGCACATATGTGACGGCATGATTACATCGTTTACTCGAGAGGATATTTCATATGGGTAGTGGAAAAGGTCAAGCTCAGTCCCCGTCTCCTTACGGCGGGAGTAAAGAGAGCTTCATGGACCGCTGGAATACCTACGTTAAACCAACACTGAACCAAGATGGCCCACGGCATGAGGGCTCAGGATCAGAAGGTGCGGTTGGAAGAGAGGCCGAAGGAGGATCTTGGAGTGAAGCCTCGAAGACAGAACGTGGCATAGCAGGAGCCGTAATGGGTGCCGCGATGGGTCCGATAGGTATTGGATCGGTGGTAGGGGCGGCATTGGGAGCACGATCTGGGATTAAAGGCAGCATCAATAAGAATATGAATCAACTGGAGTTTTCGCTCCTTGATGACAGCGAGGACAGTGAAGGTGACCTTGATGACAGCGGCATTGACCCAGGTGAAGGTGGATGGGACGATGAAGACGGAGGATTCTGGTAATGGGCAGTGGAAAAGGCGGTAAAACCGATTGGCAGATGGTAGCCGGGCAGAACGCGTATAACGCGGCCTCACAGGGTCAGAGTTTAGACGACATACTCGCGAGTGCACCAGAGTATGCCGGAGCCATGACCCAGGGTTATAACATGTGGAAGGCGGATAAGGCCCAACAGGATATGTTTATGAATATGTTTGCTCCTGGTCAAGCAGATACTGGACCGGATTCAGCTGATGCAGGAGACCCATTAGGGTATTTTGACGAGTCAAACGAGTTTAAATGGACGGTTTCTGGCGACCCTGGGTATAGTAAGGAAAACTTTCTCTTGTACGCTAGCCCAGAAGATATAGAAAAAGCAGGTTTGTCTCCAGAAGGTTTCTCGACTGAGGATACCCAGGGACTCAATAACCGGGATTCAGCGTATACCAGCTATTATGACGCCGCGGACAAGGCGACCTCACACGTTAATGGACTTATCTCGGAAGAGAGGTCGAATGCCGCTCTCCTGGGCATAGATTACAATATAACGGATGAACAGAAGTCCACACGAATAAACAGTTATTTTTCGGATATATGGTCGCAGAGCAACCAAGACTCATTAGACCAGTTGACTCTAGATTTTGGAGCTCCTGAGGGCTTCGAAGGATTTTCGGTCACTCGAAACACTGGGGCAGATACGGGGTTAGGAACATAATATGGGCAAAGGAAATAATTCATCGGCTCCGCCTCCCGCGATGCCAAATAATAACGACCAGCTTTTACTGGGTATGATGAGCATGGTAAATTCGATGAATTCACAGCCTCAGTATCCTGCGCCCCCAGTGATCTCAGATAGACCGGAGATACCTGAAATATTGAGAACCCCGACAATTGATTGGGAGGCCAAGCAGCAGGACTTAGCTGAAAAAGCCAAAGCGGATTACGCGGACGAGCAGACAAAGAAGAAAGGTATGGGTGATACTGTGCACACCAGTCCTTTACTGGAAGAAGAGCCTGCGACAACTACGGCCTCATTATTAGGTAACACATGAAAGATAAATTTTCCCTGGCCAAGATAGCCGCCATGTACGAGGAAGCTGAGTCTGAGCGTTCTGAGTTTGTAGCAGAATGGCGGCAGATTTCAGAATACCTGCTCCCTGGCCGCGGCATATACCAGCAGTACTCCAAGCCGCGTAAGCGGAAGCTGACTTCAGCCCGGGTCGTTAACCCTGCAGCAGAAGACGCCTTGTATGTTTTGACTTCCGGAATTCATGGCGGCTTGACTTCGCCCTCCAGGATGTGGTTTAAGAACGAGTGGCAGGAAGAGGAGCTGAATACCATCGAGCCGTTGAAGGCCTGGATTCAGGACACCACGAGGCGTATGCACAATGCGTATCAAGCCAGTAATTTTTATGCCATAGTTAACAGTTTTTATATTGAATTAGTAGGTTTTGGCACGGCTTGTATGTATATTGGGGAAGATACCCCTAGTGACAGCGCGCCATATCGGTTTGAATTACTCACAGCGGGAGAATATGCCTTTACCACCGGGACTGATGGTAGGTTAAGTACATTCTTTAGAACTATTTTTATGACTCCCCGCCAGGTTATTGACCGGTTTCCTAAGACAGCATCAGCTAATCTCAAGCGTCAAGTTAAAAATAATGAGGCTGGGGCTGATACTTCGTACATAACACTTATTGAATATGTATGTTATGAGCCTTTTCAGGGTAAACCGATAACCCGATTGTATTATGAGGCTACTTCAAGTAGTAAAGCGGGTGCTAATTATCATCCAGTGAGTCAACAGCCCCTAGAAGTTAGTGGGTTCTATGAGTTTCCGTATGAAGTAGCTCGGTGGAGTACAATAGGATCTGATGATTATGGCGTTGGACCAGGGTCTCGGGCTCTCCCAGACATCAAACGCCTGCAAGAAATGGAAAAAGCGTTCCTTATGGCCGCTCATAAAGCTCTAGATCCGCCGGTTAATGCGCCGTCAAGGATGAAAGGTAAACTTAATACTCTGCCCGGAGGTTATAATTACTATGCCAACCCAAACGAACAGGTCACAGAGATCTTTTCAGGGAAATTCGACTACCAAGGAGTTGGAGGGGCTATTGAACGAGTTGAACAACGCATCCAGCGTAACTTCTTTAATGATATCTTCCTTACAGCTTCCCGGGACCCCAATGCATCACCTCTTAAGGCAAGACAAGTTGACGCACAGGATCAAGAAAAGATGCTCAGGCTTGGCCCAGTCATTGAAAGACTACAACATGAGTTTCTCTTGCCTATGAATCGACGTTGTTTTAACATCATGAAGCGTAAAGAGTTGTTCGCTCTGCTCCCCCCAGAGCTTGATGATCTTGCAGGCGATTACACGGTAACCTTAATCTCTCCTCTCGCTACCGCTCAACGTGCAATCGCCATGCAAGGGATTCAAACTTTTATGGCTTTCATTGGTCAAGCCGCTCAGTTTGATCAGTCTATTCTTGATAATATTAACGCGGATGCTGCGGCTAGGGAAGTAGCTGATATATCTGGGGTTGATCTTGGAGTTTTACGCCCTGCAGAGGAAGTACAGAATATACGAACTCAGCGAGCAAAAGCTCAGCAGGCCCAACAAGCCAAAGAAGAACAGATGGCGGTACAGCAGCATGAGGCTCAAATGAATGTAGACACGGCCACGGCTCAGAAGACTCAATCAGAGGCTGGAGTTAATTTACTTGAGGGCCAACAAATGGCGCAGGATATGGGGATGATATAACTAATGTCGAAGTCAGATGAAGAAATAAAATATGACCTGTTGGTATCTAATACTCGAAAGATGCTCAAGACTCGTCCTGGCCAAGATTTTGTGTGGCATATACTCGCTATATGTAATCTATATGGGGATGTATTTACTGGTAATTCCCAGACTTTTTACTATGAAGGAAAACGAGCCGTGGGGCTCGAAGTTTTACAGCTTTTAGAGGACGTAGATAAAACTGCGTATGCTGAGTTATTATTATTAAAACAGAAAGAGGCCCAAAATGTCGGATGAAACTCTCGAGACTCCTACACCCTCACCCGAGGGAGTCGACAGTACACCAGCACCAGCACCTGAAGCACCAGCACCTGAAGCACCAGCACCTGAAGCACCAGCACCTGAAACATCAGCACCAACATCTGATCCTGAACCCGTAGCCGAGCCGGAAACCCCGTCTGAACGAACGGTTCTCGAGGCATCAGAGTATACTATACCTGAAGGACTCCCCACTGAACTTGGGACTTTTGCGAATGAGCATGGCTTGACCCAAAAGCAGTTAGATGCAACTATATCTCAATATAGTACTTTGGCTCAAGCAGCTGCGCAAGCAGAAGCTTCTAATACATTGGCGGCGGGAAAAGCTTTAATTACTGAATGGGGCGATCAAGCAAAGCATAAAATGTCTTTAGCTAAGCGGGCCCTATCCCAGAATGACCCGTCTGGAGAGCTTAAAGCCGCATTGGATTCTTCAGGATTTGGTAACCACCCGGCAGTATTGAAGTTTCTCAGTACTATCGGGCAAAGTATGCAAGAAGGCGGGTATTTAAAAAGTGCAGTTAACCGGCCCCCCGGTAAGAAAACGGCTGCGCAGGCGATGTATGGTGACAATCACCCAAGTAGTGAATAAGGAGAATTATTATGGCATGGGTACCCTATGCAACAGATGGCAGTGAACTGCCCAATCTAGTAAACGTAACGAAGCGCATGAATCCGGATGGAACTCAGGCAAAGATCGCCGAAGTCCTCCAACAGCACGATCCAATTATTGCGGACATTCCCTTAGTTGAGGGTAATCTCCCTACTGGTCATCGTACCACAATTCGGGCAGATATCCCTACCCCGACTTGGCGTAAGTTGAACTATGGCGTTAGACCCACCAAAAGTATGACGGCTCAGGTCGATGACACTATCGGCATGCTTGAAGCCTACAGTGAGATTGACAAAGACCTCGCTATGCTGAACGGTAACTCTGCAGAATATCGTATGTCTGAAGACGTGCCTCATCTTGAAGGTATGGCTCAAACCATGGCCTCCACTGTTTTCTATGGCGATACTGATTCTAACCCGGAGAGATTTCTGGGACTGGCTCCTCGATATGATGGTCTTGGCACTCCGTCAGATAAATTTACAGCTGAGACTAATTCAGCGTATCTGACACATATCTTGAGCAACGGGGGCTCAACAGCCACTAAGCAGACCTCGATATGGTATATTGTCTGGGGTATGAATTCAGTTCACGGTATCTTCCCCAAGGGTTCAGTTGCCGGGCTACAGTCCAAGGACCTCGGTGAGCACACTCTGTTTGATAATGATGGCGGCCGGTTCCAGGGCTTTCGTTCCCATTACCAGTGGAAAATGGGAATGTGTGTAAGAGATTGGCGATACATTGTTCGTATTGCGAATGTTGAATTGGCCAATATGCTTACTGCAGCCGATCAGAAGCTTTTGTATCAGAATATGATCAAAGCTAAGTATACCGTGCCTCAGGGTGCGCATGCTGGGGTATTCTACGCCTCTCCGGCTGTACATGCTATGCTCGATATCGCTGCGGTTGAAAAGTCTAACGCCGCTCTCGGGTACTCCACAGTGTTTGGAAAAGAAGTACTTTCCTTCCGCGGTGTTCCTATTAAATCCTGCTCAGCTATTCTGGAAACAGAAGCTGTCTTAACATAAGGAGACTTGGATAATGATTATTGATAAGAATACTGAACTCACCACTGCTACGGCATTTGATTTGGGCGCAGTTCGCCCGGGTCCCGGTCAGCCGATAAAGCTTATGACTCTGGGAGTAAGCGGCACGGTAACTATTACTCACTGTGCTACTACCGGGGGCTCGTATACTGCCAATTCTGTTCACACAGTTGGAGCAGGAATCGAGGAGCTTGAACTCGGATCTCAAACTCTGCAGTTCATTAAGGCCGCGTTCTCTGCCGGGTCTGTGCGGGTAGTTTTACCGGGTGTGCAGACTAACAAGTAAATTCTGACTCGCCCCACTTCGGTGGGGCTGAGAGGTAATTATGAAATGTGTATGTAGAAGGACTTGCCAGATTAAAGTAAAGCGAGACGGTAAAGTAAAGATTATTACTGTTGATGCTGGAACTGTCATGGACTTTAAAAAATGCCCGGTACATTTTGACGAACTGGACGTAGGCCCTATTGATTTCAGTACTGCCCGAGAAGAAGAGCTCTTGGAAGCGGATTTTGATCTTAAGGACCTCAAGAAGTACATCTTGGACACCTATAAAATTAAGGCTGGAACCAAGGATAAGGATGCTACTATAGCCCTTCTCTTGGATAGCCGTTATCGCGCGTAGGTAAACTATGGGGTTTTCTAAAGTTGAGATATGTAACATCGCTCTAGCTTCAGTCGGAGCCGAGCGGATTCGTGCTATTGATGAAGACAATGAGCGGGCGAGCATGTGCGACACGTTTTACGATATGAGTCGTAGTCTTCTCCTGGCCAAATTCGATTGGCCCTTTGCTCGGAAAACCTCTAGTTTGTCTTTGATTGATCCCCAGCCAACGACCACAGATTCTGAATTAGTGTATGTGGTACCTGCTGATTGTGTGACTCCTCGTAATATCGGAGGTCAAGGCAGTAAGACTAAATGGCGGTTGGAAGGGCCATATATTTATACTCCTCAAGGTGACGCGAGTCTTGTGTACACTGCTCTTATAACCACGGCGGGGTTATACTCGAATACTTTTGCCAATCTATTGTCTCTTCATCTGGCCATGAGGATATGTATGCCTTTAACGGCAGATCGAGACTTGTTTCGCAGTGTACGTGCTCAATTTAAAGAAGCACAAGCTGGAGCCTGGGAGTCTGACGCGAATATTGGAAGCGACTACAGGAATCCTTATAATAACCCAGATATTGATACATTTGTAGAGCCTGACGGGGTGATTGATTCTACAGAGGATTGGAATTACTAATGCAAGTACATAGACTAAACCATAGTTTTACCGCGGGTGAGATTTCGCCTTTGATGAGTTCTCGAAAAGACTTTGATCGGTATAAAAATGGGTGCAGGTCTATGTTGAATATGGTGAGTTTATCTCAAGGGCCCACTACTCGTAGGCCGGGTACAAAGTTTGTATACAGCCTCAATGATCTTGGTATGGACCCCACTTTGGACTTGGCGACGCACCCTCAGGCGTTAGATGTTCGTGAGATACCTTTTATTTTCAGTGAGGCTCAGTCATATGCTTTGATTTTTTATTATCATGCGGCGGCCGGACCGAGTATGTCTATCGGGACTGCGGATGGATTAGTTGTGGGAACGGGGGTAAGTGGGGTTACTATGCACTTTACCCAATTATACTCCGGTCCTGGGGTGTATGCCGTATCAATCTCAGGACAAACTGTGACCGTGCAGAATGTGTATCATGAAGATAAAGATGGTGTACGTACTACTCTTGCAGCAGGTACTGATTATACCTATGTAATAACCGGGCCTGATATCGCCCTTACAATAATTAACCCCGCCTTAGGGGCCGGTCTTGAGTATATATTATTTGAGATTGGCTCATCAAGCTCAGCCACGGGAGTAATAAGGCTCACTTTACCCTCGGATTTCAGTATCTTAGATTTCTCTTGGGCACAATCAGCCGATGAAATTTATATTGCTCAACCGGGTTTGGCTCCACAAACCTTAACTAGACTGGGGCATGAGTCATGGACTATCAATGATACTCCGTTTATTTCTGAGCCCTCTGATTGGGCTATTATGCCCGGGAACGCTGAGACCGTAACTCTACATCAACAGAGACTCTTGTACGGGGGAGCTATTGGAGCTATTGGGTCAGTTAGGTATCCTCAGAAAGTATGGGGCTCTAAATCTGGTAGCTTATTAGATTTCTCGAGCGGGTCTCCTGTGGTAGACAGTGATGGGTTTGCGTTTACCCTAGCGAGTAGCACACAGAATAAAATATCTTGGTTGGCCTCGCATAAGAGTTTGCAGATTGGTACCTTAGGAGATGAGTGGACAGTCACAGGAGCGGATAAAGACGCGCTAACTCCTTCTAATGTTAACGCGCAACGGCAGACTAACAATGGAGCGTCATCTAACCGGGTTATCTTGGCCAATAGCACTCTCCTATTTATTGAACGACAAGGCCGAGTTGTTAATGAGTTTGTGTATGATTACAATTACGATGGGTTTAAAACTTCTGATTTAACTATCCTGGCCCCGCACTTAACTGAGCAATACTCGCTGCAAGACTGGACCTATCAACAAGTTCCTATGGATATTATTTGGTCAATCAGGTCAGATGGAAATCTATTAGGGTTGACATATCAGCGCCAGCATAAAGTAGTCGGGTGGCATCGGCATGTGACTGACGGAGAGTTTAAGGCTGTGACATCTATTCCGGGTTCTTCTAGAGAAGATGAAGTCTGGTTTGTTGTTAAGCGTGAAATAGATGGGGTTGATAAGTACTATGTTGAGGTTCTTGAGCCCTTCTTTACCGGTGAAGAAGCTTCCGACGGCAGGTTCCTAGACTGTGCCAAATCGTATACAGGACTATCGAGCCGAACTATAACAGGTTTATCCTGGCTTGAAGGTAAGTCAGTAAGTATTCTTGCAGATGGCACAGTTCATCCAGATATAGTTGTAGAGAGCGGCAGTATTACTCTGAACAATGACTATGATAATGTTGAACTCGGGTTGGCTTATCTGCCAGAAGTTTCCCCATACTTATCAGACTTTCAAACTAAAGAAGGCACGGCGACTGGCCGTAAACAGAGAATACTGGCTTTAGATATCGATGTGTATAAAACCCTGGGTCTTACAGTGCAGTGTATAACAGACTCGGGTTCAGAGCATACTATAGAGATCCCATTTCGTAAACCTGCAGATGCTACTGGAGAAGAAGTTCCTCTGTTTTCAGGATTCAAACACGTAGTATTTCCTAGAGGTATTTCTCGCGACGCGTCATATACAATACAGCAAACTCAACGGCTACCTTTAACAGTACGAAG